ACACTATATCAAGAGGATTGGGTTGTTTAGAAGGTAACTCTATTGCACAATATGGTGCTACATCATTCTTCTTGTCTGATGATGGTTTCTATAAATGCGATGGTCAAATAGTTACAGGAATTGGCACAGAAAAAGTAGATAGATATTTCTTTAACGATGCAGACTTAACAGACCTAGACTCAATGTCAGCATCTGTAGACCCTATTAAAAAGTTAGTGGTATGGAACTATAAAAATGTGGACGGTGGTCGTAGTATTCTTGTTTATAACTGGCAACTTAACAAATGGTCAAGAGTAACTACAACCACTACAGGTGTAGGTAGTATTACTACAACTGGTTATACACTAGAAGGTTTAGAGTTAGTATTAGGATATACAAATATTGACACATTACCTGCATCATTAGATGACCGATTATGGGTTGGTGGTAAGTTCTTATTTGCAGGTTTTAAAGATGCAAAAATTGTGACCTTTACAGGCTCTACATACAATTCTGAATTAATTACACCAGATTTAGAAGTAGGATATAACTCTGTAGCAACATTAGTTAGACCACAAATAGATAATGGTAGTGCAACTATTAAAGTTGCATCAAGACGAGAACTAGACGATAACATACAATTTGGTTCATCTGTAACTACATCATCTGAAGGTCGTGCAAGTATTCGTAGTGCAGGTCGTTATCATCGTTTCTCTATTAGTCCTACTGGTAACTGGACAAACGCAACCTCTATTGATGTAGACTTTAAGCAACAAGGTAACCGATAATGTCAAATCAGTTTCGTAGACTGCAACCACAGTATGCAGATACTCGTGAAATTGCAGAGGTAACTAACCAGATACTAAACGGTAAAACTAATAACACTGGTACATTTGATTTAGATACAAGTTGGGCAACTACTACAACTATCTATAATGAAAGAATCTCTACAGACTCTAAAATATTATTAGTTCCATTTAGTGATGCAGCAGAAACCTCTACAGCACCTTATGGTGAGTTTACTAAAAATACAGACCAGTTAGCACCAAGTTCAGGTAACACAGCAGTGGTTGAATGGACTACAGAACATGAAATAAATGGTATGTATTTAGATGGAGTCAATACATCAAGAATATATGTTAGAAACGATGGCATATATAAAGCATTATTTTCTTTACAACTAGCAAACGCTAATAACGATGCAGAATATGCAGATGTATGGTTTAGAGTGAATGGCAGTGATATTGCTGATTCTGGAAAAAGGTTTGGTTTGCCAGCAAGAAAATCTACTGGTGACCCATCTCATTTAACTGGAACTGCAAGTCATGTGTTAGATTTAAATGCAGGTGATTATATTGAAGTAGCAGGAGCAACATCTTCTACCGATGTTTCTTTAGAACATTTTGTTGCAACACCAACAACACCTTACACCAGACCTGCAATACCATCTGCACAAATTAACATTACATACATTGCACCGTTTAGTATGGATAATGTATATGTATCAGCACAACAAAAAGGACAAGCTACAGTAAGTCACTTTGCTAACAATACATCGAATAAAACATATGGATATGTTATAATCGGATAGTGTATATCTTACAAAGTTTTAACTATGGAAACCAATCTTTTTGTAGTTCCTACAACACATATCCATCAATTCTGGCATCTTGCTGAAAAACATTTACAACGAGCTATAGACACTGGAAACGGTGAATTTACTATAGACCAATTAAGACAATTTGTAGCACAAGGTAATTCTGTATTACTGCTTGTTATGAATGGTGATAAATGTGAATGTGCATTTACTGTCCAATGGATAAACTATCCTAATGACAGAGTAGCATATATTACATATATCGGTGGTATGACAAATCAAAAATGTTGGGAACAATTCTTAACATGGGTAAAAAATAACGGTGGGACTAAAGTTCAAGGTTCTACTGCAAAAAAAGGCATCGTCAGATTATGGCGAAAGAAGTTTAAATTAGAACCTCAATATACGTTAATGGAGTTAAAATTATGATACACGATTATTTCCCAGAGTTAGATGGTAATCAATCCATCGACAATGGCAAAATGGGTAGACAACTATTTAAAGGTGGTGGTGGTGGAGGCGGTAGCTCACAAACTACACAAAACCAACTAGACCCAACAGTAAGGCCTTTCGTTGAATACGGCCTTCAAGAAGCAAAACAACTTTATCAAACAGACACTCCAAAGTATTACCCATATCAAACTTATGTAGACCCATCTGCACAAACTAAAGCTGCATTGCAGGCTGCACAAAATAGAGCTCAGGCAGGTTCTCCATTACTGCCAGCTGCACAACAACAGATGCAGAATACGATACAAGGTCAAAATTTAGGTTTAAATCCATATTTTAGTCAAGCATTACAAGGAGCTGCAGGAGTTGCAACTACACAATTCCAAGACGCATTAAAAAATATTGCGTCACAAAGTTCACAAGCAGGTCGTTACGGATCAAGCGCTATGGCAGACTTACAATCTCGTGCATCTAAAAATCTTGCAGATTCTTTAATTAACAAAGCTGGAGAACTAGCTTATACTAATTACGCAAATGAAAGATCTGCACAAGAACGTGCAATTGCAAATGCTCCACAAATGGCAATGGCTGACTACGCAGATATACAGCAATTAATGAACGTAGGGCAAACTGCAGAAGATTATCAAAGACAAGCACTTGAAGCAGATATTGGTAGATATGAGTTTGAACAAAATAAACCATACACTAAACTACAATCTTATTTATCTGCAGCTTATGGTGCGCCTATGGGTCAAGTCTCTACGACTACATCATCAGGAGGAGGTAAGTAATGGCACATATATTAATAGGTGCAGGTATCGGTGCAGCTACATCTCTTGCAACTGGAGGTGATCCAATTAAAGGTGCATTATTAGGTGGTGTTACTGGAGGTGCATTTGGCGGTACAGAAGGTGGTTTATTAGAAGGTGCAACATCTGCAGTAAATGCAACTACTCCACAATTAGGTGGACAGGTATTAAGTGGTGCAACGACTGGTGCAGTAGGTGGTGCAACTGCAGGAGGTGTCGCAGGTGCAACTGCAAGTCCATACGCATTTGGTAATAACGCATTAGAAGTTGCAGGAAGCACAATGAATCCTGCGCTTATAGGAGCATCTTCTGGTGGTCAAATACCTATGACTGGATTTGATCGTGCAATTGATACCATTACACCTGCAGGTGGTTATGATGGCCCATCAATATTAGACAAAATATCAAAGAATACAGGATTTGATGATATGTCTACTATGGATAAAGTTGGGTTAGGTCTTATGAGTGCAGACGCATTTACTCCACAAGAACAAGCGCAACAAGTGATGCAAGGTGGACAACAGAAAATCAACCCAGGCAAACCATTGAATACTACTCAAACAGGAACAGGTATGTTAGATGTAAATGTTCCTAGTGGTTTTATTGATGATCTAAGAAAACGTCAACTTTTTTATGGACAATAAGGACAAGTAATGGGAATATTAGATAAATTAATTCCAAAGAACACTAACATCTTTGGTGCAACTACTCCAACATATCTATCAGGTATTGTTGATAAAGACCAATTAGACCTTGCAAAAAAACAGTCCTTATTTCAAGGATTACTAGGAACTGCATTAGGTTATATTGCACAACCTAAAAATCAAGGTTATGGAAGTTCATTACCTTATCTTGCAAAAAGTTATATGCAAGGTATGTCTATGGCACAATCACCATATGATAGATTAGAGCGTGATGTTGTAATGAAAGAAAAGTTTGACCAGATCGCATTAGACAAGCAACGTGAAAAAGATCGTCAGAATTTAATTGCAAATATGTACATTCCTATTCCTGCAGAAACAATTACCCAATCTACATACCAACCAATAGATCAGGTAGGCCCTGGCGGTGAACGTGCAATTGCGCCTAGTTATGCACCATCTACCACAGAAGAAATAGTTTTAACTCCACAACAAAAAATTCTTGATAAACAAAAATTAGTTGACTTTGCATTAAAGTATCCAGATCAAGGTGGTAAGTTTGTTGATACTATTACTAAACTAGATGAATTAGGTAGACCACAAGGTACAAAACAATTATCTGTTGCAGAAAAATTACAACGAAGACTTCCATTAAGTATTGAATACCAAATTAACAAAGAAGGTACAGTATCTCCAATTGGAGGAACAGAGCAAAAACCTGTAGATTACGGTGTCGAAAGAAATGCAAGAGCTGCAATATTAGGATATGACACATTTAATCTTGCACCACCAGATGTAAAAGCAAAAATTCAAAAAGATATAGACACTGCACAAGAAACAAACGCTCAGTTAATGGGAGGTATTCCTGTAGAGAAAAAAGGTAGTGATCTTGCACAAACTAAATTATTTGAAAGTGGTGAAAGATTAATCAGTTTAAATAGAATTTCTAGTTTATACGACCCATCATTTTTAACATGGAAAGGCGATATTGACTACACAGTATTGCAGAAAAAAGATAAACTAGGACAACTAGATCCTAACTCTCCAGAAGGTCAATGGTTTGTTCGTGCAACACAATTTAAACAACAAGCAGGTCAAGATCTTAACGCATATATTAATGAAGTTACTGGTGCGGCTATTGGTACTGGTGAAGAAGAAAGAAGGATTAGAAGAGGTACTCCAGATTCAGAAAAAGACGGCCCTGTTCAATTCGAGTCTAAACTTAAAAATACATTAAAAGTATTAAGAATGACTGAAGCTCGTGCAAGATATATTGCAAAAAATAAACGATTTGATATATCTGACATACCTGTTGTTGATGAGTTTGGCAATCCTACTAATGATATGCCTAAGATTATTAAAGAACGAGGTATGGAGTTAGAAAAAGAACTTTTACCTAAAGGTGAAAAAATTGAAGATAGACCAGACATACAAAATGCAATTAAAAGACAAGTTGCACAAGAGTTTGGTTTAACACAATACTAAAAGGAAAATAAATGGCACAAGATTATCTTGACGATTTAATCAACCCAAAACTAGGGAAAAAACAAAGTGCAACTTCTGGAAGAACAGAACAAGCACAATTTGGAGCAAGAGTATCAGAACCTACTATAGAGCAAGAATCAGGTGAATACACTCAAGGTGTAGGAGGGTCGTTTCTTGCAGGCGTGCCTATAAACAAGCAAGATGCAATTAGTTTTTTATCTAAAAGAACTGGGTTACCTAAAACTCGATTTGTAATTACATCAAAAGGTGATATTGCATATAAAGGTGATGACGATAAATATTATCCTGCAGTTAGTTCAACAGGTTATTATGCTCCAGATGTAATGCAAGGATTGTTAGAAGTTGGTGCAGGTGCTTACGGTTCTCGATTTGGGCCTTTTACATCACCAATAGTAGGAGGAGGAACTTCTGGTGCTATAGAGTATGGTAGACAAAAGTGGGGACAAGAACTCTCAGGGTCAGATACAATAGATCCATTTAGAGTTGGTGTTGCTACATTCTTAGGAGGAGCAGGAGAAGCGTTACCTACTGCATACAAAATGTATAAAGGATCAAGGATAGCAGATGATATTGCAGACCTTAACAGAGCAGATTTGGAAAACATATTAAATTTATCTGAAAAATATGATGTTCCACTAACAACTGCAGAAGCAACTGATTTATCATCATTAAAAGCTAAACAATTTGTTGCGTCAAAATCTACACAAACTTCTAGAAAACTTGATGCTTTTTATAAACAAAGAGCAAGAAAAGTAGAAGATGCAGTAAATAATTATCTTGATAGTATCTCTTTACAAAAAGAAACTTATCTAGGTGGTAAAACAGGAATTGAAACTATTGCGGCTAGAAAAGCACAATTAAAACAATCTAGGAAACAAGCAACAGAACCATTGTATAAAGAAGCACTTCAAGATGCAAAACCTGTAGACACTACAAACATCATTTATAAAATAGATGGATTTTTAGAAACTGCAAAAGGAGATTCTGTTGGAGTATTCAATAAAGTTAAAAATGATTTTTATAGAAGTACAGAAATTCCTGTAATTGATAAAGCAACTGGTAAACCAGTATTAGATAAATTTGGTCAACCAAAAATGACTATTGTAAGAGACTTAGATACAAGACCAGAAGCATTGCATGAATTAAAAGAATCATTAGATGCAATGTATAGAGGTGAAGATGTTAAAGGTCTTGACGCAAAAGTACAAGCAAAACTTCAGGAAATTAAAAACGATTTAAACAATGCAATTCGCAAAGATAATAAATTGTATAAAGAAGCAGACGCAACATATTCAGAACTATCTAAACCCATTGACGAATTAGATGATTCTAAAGTTGGAGATATTGTTAAGAGACTAAAAGACTTTGATAGAGATAAATTTATAGATAAGTTATTTAAAGACTCAGATCCAATGTCTATCAGATATGCAAAAGAACAAATGGAAAAAGTAAATCCAGAAGCATGGAATGAAGTAACTAGAGGTTGGTTACAAAAGAATTGGGAACAAGCAAGTAAACAGTTTAGAGCGCAAAAAGATGCTCCAATTGATGCAGGGTTATCATGGAAGAATTTATTATTAGGTGATCAAAAGAGTCAAAGAACTTTAAAGGCTGCATTATCACCTGAACAGTATGACACGTTAGTAGAACTATCTACAGTATTAGAAGTTGCAGGAAGTGTTAAAAAAGTAGATTCTGGTACTGCGTTTAATACACAAATGATAGAAGAGTTTAAAAAATCTGGTTGGGATATAGTAGATATAGACTTTACTAAACCTGCAGGTACTGTAATTAAAGCATTAAGAGAAAAGAAATTTAGAGATAATATTGATCAATTTACAGACATTATTCTAGATCCTACTAAAATCAATGAATTAAAAGAATTGCAAAAGATACCACCAGGCCGACCAGAGTTTATTGGTGGTCTTGTAAACGTATTAACACAAACTGGCGCTAAACAATTCACAAAACCTTCTCTTGGAAGTGAAATGTACTCCTTACAAGAAACACAAGAAAAAGAACTTGATAAGGAACAAGGTGCAAATTATCTTAATGATTTGTTAGGATTATGATATGGCATACATTAAAATTACCTCCCATCAACTTATACAACGCACCAAAAAGAAAGGACTCTAGTGGAACAAGTACAAGAAAAAGTAGCAGTACATTCTGCTGAAATAAATCATATGAAAAAAGACATAGACCATATTATGAATAAGGTAGATAAAATGGACAAATCTATTGATGATATTAAAAGTACACTAGATGAATTTAGAGGTGGCAAAAGGGCTGCTATGTGGTTCTTTAGTGCAGTTGCAACCGTTATTGCATTTATTGTTGGTCATTGGATAGACAAGTGAGTATAATATATGATGTTATATTTATATTGTTTAAACTATTTGTTGTTCCAGTCTTGTTCTTCTTTTTCTATTTTCTTTTTGCAATTACCACGATCATAGAAAAGATATTAACAGGCATTGACAAACTATTAGATAATATTATGGAATGAAACTTGATATTAGAATATTAGAATCTATATACGATATGCTTATCTCAACTCATGTGTTAAGAGATATTAAATTACCTCCATCGTATGAAATAGAATTTGAAATATTAGATATGTCTGATGATTGTATGGCATCTTATACACCTGACCCTCATACCATTGGTGTATGTCCTCAGCGACATCGTTTTCTCACCAGTGTTATTAAGTCTATATTACATGAAATTATACATATGATTAATCATATACATGGTAAATCATATTTAAGGCACGACAAACATTTTAAAGACATAAGAAAACATATAGCTAATGAACTTGGCTTTGATGAAAACGAAATATAAGGATTAATATGTGGACAGCATTAATTGGCCCAGTAACATCATTATTAGATAAATTTATAGAAGATAAAGACCAAAAGAACAAATTAGCTCATGAGATAGCTACAATGGCAGAAAAACAAGCGCATGAAGCTAATATGGTACAAGCAGAAACAAACCAAGCAGAAGCACAACATCGTAGTGTTTGGGTTGCAGGTTGGAGACCATTTATTGGTTGGGTTTGTGGAGTTGCATTAGCTTGGCATTTTGTACTTTCGCCTGTTATAATATTCTTAGCAGCTTGGTTTTCTGTAACACTTCCTGCATTACCTGTGTTTGACATGGGTTCATTAATGACTGTATTAATGGGTATGTTAGGTCTTGGTGGCTTAAGAACATTTGAAAAAACAAAAGGGTTGACTAAATGAAGTTATCGCCACATTTTAGTTTGGAAGAGCTAGTCAACTCTGACACAGCCACAAGGCTTGGTATTGATAACACTCCTTCAGTTGAAGTCATTGATAACTTAACTTTTTTAGCAGGTGAATTAGAATATGTACGAGATATACTTGGTAATCCTATGCTTATTAGTAGTGGTTACAGGAGTTATGTTCTTAATGATCATTTGGGAAGCAAGCGAACTTCTAGCCACTGCAAAGGTCTGGCGGTTGACTTTATCTGCCCTAGTTTTGGTGATCCCCATAGTGTTGTTGATGCTATAGTATTAGCAAATATAAACTATGATCAGGTAATACTTGAACATGGTCGCTGGGTACATTTGTCATTTGCAAAAGAAAACCCAAGAAAACAAGCACTTATTATTGACAAACAAGGGACAAGACCCTTCTCATAAATATGAATAAATCAGTATTGGTAATATCTGATCTACACATACCATACCATCACCAAGATGCGTTTGATTTTTTAAAAGCATTAAAAGATAAATATCAGCCAGATATGGTTGTAAATATAGGTGATGAGCTTGACCACCACGCAATCAGTATGCACGAACATAATCCAGATCTTATGTCTGCAGGAGATGAGTT